CAAGTCAGTATTATCTCGCTTGGGTGGTATGATGACATCTGACGTAACAGTAGATGGCGAGTTCGCTGAAGCAGTATTTGACAACGACATTGAAGATGTAGCTATTGAAGAAGGCAGCAACATCACGCACACTGGATTAGTTGACAAGTGGACTGGGTCGCTTTACGATTTAGTAAAGAAGGGAGATGTAGAAGAGTTATACTACGTTACTAACTGGAAGGTAGTTGTAAAGCCTTTCGAGACAAAGAACGAAGCTGGTGAAGTGGTAATGTCATTTAACTTACCTGTATTTGAGGAATTAAAGGATGGTAAGTGGGTATCTGACGAGGACACTAACGAAATGGTTTTAAAGACAGGTTTCATGAAGTACGCAACAAACAACATTAACTTTAAGGGAGCTTTTGATGGATAAGACTCAGTGGAAGGCAGTAGCAGTAATTGCTGGTATTTGGATTGTTGTAATTACATTGGCAGTCGTACCTTTTGATAATTGGAAGGCTTTAAGTGGAGGTTTAGTATGAAGCATCGTAAGGCAGTAAACGCTCGTGGGTATCTTGATGGGTTAGCTATTACAGCAGAACAGTTAGCTTCTTATTTAACTAGGAAGGATAAGCCACCTCATGTTACGTTACAGAGGATTGCTAATTTAGCTGAAAAGGCACAGAATTATCAGCATACTCGCATTGTAAATGGTGAAGAATATCCTGATACTCGCCCTAGTGGTTTAGAGGGGCGTGAAAAGCAGCGCGAAGAATGTTTAAAGCGCATTTGGGATTCTTACTTAGTTGTACAGGAAAGTGAGATTATGCACCCAGGACGTGTTGGGGAAGATGAGACTTGGGGCGGCGCGAAGGAGATCAATGGTAGGTGGACTCCAGAACCTGTCACATATTATGGAGATGCACTAGAAGACGTATTAGCCAATGAATTACATGGTGAAAAGGCTCAGGGCATCATTAACACTAAGAATGAGGAGGATTGATTATGAAGAAGCCCGTACACGCTTTAACTATTTCAGTTGTGATTTTAGTATTTTTTTGGTTATTCATTGAACGTGCAAATGCAGATGGTTTATTTGACGGCCCTGGCATTTTTGATATCACACCAGCTGAATCTGATACAAACTTTTTATGGGAAGGTGATGGCTCGTTAACAATCGTTAAGGGGGCTGAAGATTCAGGTTATATCATTAAGGATGGTGAAGTTGAGACCTTTGTTATTCCAAAGTCAGATGGTTCAAATACCTTTATTTATGGAGATGGATTGACTATTTGTAACTCTTCAATGGGTTGTTATTAGTCAAAAAGTGAACGCCAAAAACACGTTATTTTTTCCTTTGCAATCATAGTGTTGCAGAGGAAATTATAAATTCGATATTAGTAGTGTAGGGGGGAATAAATATGACAGATGAAATGGAAATATCGTACGAAGAAGATAACGATCGAATACCAGAAGAAGAAATGGAATGGACTCATGCAGTTCTAAATGACTTTGAGATGACTATTGATGCGTTAGGAATAGAGACAGTAATGTTTCTAATGTCCAAATATCATGAAGATATAATAAAACATTGGGTCAAAGAGGGGGTTGACATTCAGCACAGAAGTAAGCAGTAGCAAGGGTTTTGCTTTTTTAAGCAGAAAAAGAAAAAGAAATAGAAAAAGAAAAAGAATACTAACAACATGGAGGAATACAATGAAGAAAAGAATTACTGAAAAACCTTTTTACTATAATCATGTTATTAATGAGTTTATAGTAGATACTTTGCATTTAGATGTAATTGAGAAGTATGCTTACCTAACGCTTATATGGGAAGCACATAGACAAAGAGGTACACTTACTAACGATTCATTAGGTAAGGTGTATAAAGCAAATAAAGATATTCCTATAGAAACTTATAGAAGTGTATTGTTTGAATTTTTTGATGTTGATGAAGATGAGAACTACTCTAATACAAGAGTTACTTCTGACCTAGAAAATACTAATCAGCATAAAGAGACATCTAGTAAGGGTGGTAAAACAACTAGCTTAAAAAAAATGATTGAATCAGATAAACGAATAGATGAATACAATCAGATACATGATGCTTACCCATCCAAAAGAAGAGTTGCTAGAAAAGAAGGTTTAGCTTTGTATTGTAAGCAATTACAAGATGATAAAAGAATGACCTTTAAAAGAATAATGGAGGTGGTTAAGGGGTTTGATTGTCAACCACAATATTATCCTCAGTTAGATACTTTACTTAGAGATACTCAAGGCAAGTATTGGAAGGTAGAAAAGACAGAAAGTAATCATGACAGAGCAATGAGAATGATGAGTGTTGGTAATATAATAGCTAAAAAAGATAGTAGTTTTTATACTAAACCAATGGAAGAACAAGCAAAGTTAATTAACAATTATATAAAGGAGAATGCGTAATGGAAAAGATACAGATTCAAGGTAAAGATTACATCACAGTCAGCGAAAGAGTAAAGGAGTTTAGAAAGCTACATCCTCAAGGTCAGATTTTAACACAGATTATGGCTAACGCTGATGGACAGATATTGTTTCAGGCTAAAATTATTGTAGATGGAGTTCTTGTTGCTACAGGCCACGCTTATGAAAAAGAAGGCTCAAGCTTTATTAACAAGACTAGCCATGTCGAAAATTCTGAAACTTCTGCTATAGGCCGTGCTTTAGGAATGTATGGTATAGGAATAGATACAAGCCTAGCATCAGCAGATGAAGTAGCTAATGCAGTTACACAACAAAAAGGAGATTTCAACCTATGAGTGATAACATTTTTGAAGAGTTTGGGTTAGATGCAAACGACCCAAATTCAGTAGACGAATTAATTGATATTTCTAACCCTAAAGTTTCTTGGGATAACAGTGATTTACAATCTAAATTATCTGAAATTGAAAAGGAGTTTGGGATTTTCTTTGGTGTAAAAAAACAAACTAAACGTCTTGATGAAAATGATTTTATTAACGATGAAATTACAATTACAGTTTCTAATTGCTATCTTAATGATAGGTTTTTATGTGATGGAGAGGGAATTGTTTACAAAGGAAGTAAACGATACAAAGAAATTCAAGATGAAATTGATACGGGGGTAGTTTTTGATGACGAATATAGATACTAAAGAGTTAATTCAAGGTTCTGATAAATGGTTTGCTGCAAGAGTTGGTAAGATAACAGCAAGTCGCTTAGGCGATATTATGAGGACCACCAAGTGGGGTGAAAGTACTTATAAGGCAAAGGTAAGATTAGAACTTGCAATAGAAAGAATCACAGGCAAGTCAGCATCATCTGTTGTAATGAATCAAGCTATGAGAGATGGGGTAGATAGAGAGCCTGATGCTCGTAAGTTATTTGAAGCAGTAACAGGTAAAGAAGTTGCAGAGGTAGGAAGTTTTGATCACCCTACCATAGTTAATACATCAGCAAGTCCTGATGGGTTGATTAGAGGTGAGAATGCAGTGTTAGAGATTAAATCTCCCACACACCCAACTCATGCTAAAAATTTAATGCAAGATGGTATGCCTAAAAATTATGTTTACCAAGTACAATGGCAAATAGCTTGTTGTGAAGCTGATTACGCTTACTTTGCAAGTTACCACCCAGATTTCCCAAAAGACTTACGTCTTAAATGGGTAAGAGTCGAGAAGGACGATGGCGTTATTAAATCCTTAGAAGAAGCGGTCAGACAATTTGATATTGAAATTGAAGACCTTATTATTAAAATCCAAAATGGAGGAAATAAAGATGGCTGAAACAACTTATGACAATTCAAATTCATTCGCGTTATTTAAGAATGATAAAGGTGACAACGAAGCAAGACCTGATTACACAGGAAATGTAACTTTAGAAGGGGGCAAGGAAATGCGCATGGCAGCATGGGTGCGTGAGTCTAAGTCAGGTCTTAAGTTTTTAAGTGGTAGACTATCAGAGCCACAAGACAATTCTGGTACTAACAACGCATCAGTAGAAGGAGCTGACGTACCATTTTAATCCAAGAGGTCTTGAACCACTTTGATGGAGTTCGTGAGACAGGTAACGGCCAATATTCATGCCGTTGCCCAGCTCATGAAGATAAATCAAACTCACTAGGCATTAAACAGGGCGATGGAGACAGGATACTTCTAAACTGTTTTGCTGGATGTGATGTTAAGTCCATCTTAGATAGTGTAGGACTGGAATGGAAAGATATTCTGCCAAATAATGAGTTACACCAAGCAGAAGGTTATAAATTTAATCCTTATGCTGTATTAAAAGCAATAAGGGACGAAGTATTAATTATAGGTTTAGCAAGTGCTGACATAAGAAAAGGTAAGGCACTTAATGATGAGGATCACAATAGGTTATTAAAAGCTGTAGGCAACGTTAGGGATGCTTATAGCAAAACTAAATAGGAGATAATATGAATACAGTATATAAGGTTTCAGGTGGCGTAAAGGACTACTTAGTAACACCCTGGGCAATGGGTGCATTTAAGGCTAGGTCTTATTTAAAGGCTAGGGGCATTGATGCAATCGTAACAAGGTATAAGGAAGTAGATAACAAGTGGATTAAGGGAGGAGTTAGATGACTTCACAAACTTTAGAAGATATGTTAGTCACTGATGCAGAGATTAGTGGCTACATGGAGAAGAGGGATAATCAAGAGCATTTAAAGATTAAGAATCCGTCTGAATATATAAACGATGTAAAAGAGTATTTTAATGAGGACTTAACTGGCGGATTAGCTTTACCTTTCCATAAGACTCATACAGATTTTAGAATTAGAAGTGGGGAAGTTAGTGTTATTTCTGGTTATTCGGGAAGCGGAAAATCGGCTTGGTTAAATTTTGTTATATTACATTTACTGCAACAGCAGCCAGCAATGATAGCTTCTTTTGAGATGCTACCTAAACAAACTTTAGGAAGAATGTGTCAACAATCAGGTGAAGCAATGCCGAATGATGATTATATAAAAGACTTCATTAACAAGTTAGAAAGAAGGCTGTATATGTATGACCCACAAGGTGAAACCAGTGCAAAGAAAGTGCTTGAGGTAGTTTACTACTGCGCTGAAAAGCTTGGCGTTAAACTTATGATTATTGACTCTCTTATGAAGTGTGGTGTAGCTTCTGAAGATTATGCTAGACAGAAAGAGTTTGTTAACAACTTATGTGTTGCTGCTAGAGATTTAGGTATACATATATTCTTAGTTGCTCACAGTAGAAAAACAGCAAGTGAAGATGAGGGAAGCACAAAGTTTGACGTTAGTGGGTCAAGTGACATCACGAATCTTGTGGATAATGTTTTATCTGTTCACAGAAATAGAAGACGTGAAAAAGAAATGGCTGAGGGGGGTATTGATGAGAAGATTATGAACTCATCGCCTTGCTCAGTATATTTGCTTAAACAAAGGCATGGACAAGGTACAGAAACAAAGTGGGGTTTTGGTTACTTACCTAAGACATTCCAATATACGGAGACATGGTAATGATGATTAAAGACTTCATTAAAGAAATAAAGAAAACATTTGGGGATGAGGTTGAATTTAAGGCCACGTCTAAAGAGGGTAAAATTTACAGGAGCAAAGGCTATGAAAAGATACAAAGTGACATCAGAAGAGGAGTTGGAGAACGTAAGAAAGCAGATTGGTGAGTTAGACTTAACCAAAGCTTGGGAAGTAGAAGTAAAGCCGTTTGCTTTTAACAGAAGCACACAGCAGAACAAGAAGTATTGGGCGTTAATAAGTGAGCTTGGTTCTTTTCTTGGGTATTCTGAAAGTGAGATGCACGAGCTTATGAAATTTAAATTTTTGAGCTATAAACAGGAATTATTAGGTGATGAGATGACTGTTGTACCATCTACATCTAAACTAACGATTAAAGAGTTTGTAGAGTATTTAGCAAAGGTAGAAAGGTTTGCAGTAAGTTTAGGATTTACATTAGATGTATCACAATATGGTTATTAAAGGAGAAAATATGCAATATAAAAAGGTAATGGTTATTGGTGATATGCACATTCCATATCATCACAAAAGCTCTATGGCTTTTCTTAGAGCATTGAAGAAGAAGTATAAAGGTTTTGATCTTGTTGTTAATATAGGTGATGAGTTAGACCAACACGCTATTAGTATGCACGACTCTGACCCTGATTTACCTAGTGCTGGTGATGAGTTAGTTCTAGCTAAGAAACATGTTAAGGAATTAGAAAAGATATTCCCTGACATGACATTGGTTGACTCTAATCATTCATCATTAGTGTATAGACGAGCTTTAAAGTATGGTTTACCTAAAGCATATCTTAAACACTACAACGAGTTCTTAGGTGTAGGTAAGGGTTGGAAATGGGTACAAGATTTAACTGTTACCTTAAATGATGGTTCAAGATGTTTCTTTACTCATGGTATGAGTGCAAACGTATTACAAGTAGCTCAGAAGTATGGCATGAATGTATGTCAGGGCCACTACCATAGTAAAGCTAGTATTCAATACTTTAGTAACCCTGATAAATTAGTATGGGGTGCGCAGACAGGTTGCTTAACTAACCAAGACTCATTAGCGTTTAGTTATGCAAAAAACTTTAAGGATAGGTTTATAATGAGCAGTATAGTTATTATAGATGGTCAACCTCGCATCCATCCTATGGTAATTAAGAATGGTAAATGGATAGGTAAGATAGTTTAATGGTAGACCAAGCTTTGTTTAGCTCTAACACAGATGACTGGTCAACACCTGTTGATTTTTATACAGAGTTAAATAAAGAATTTAATTTTAATTATGACCCATGCCCATTGCATGCAGATTTTGATGGATTAGAAACTGATTGGAAAGAGAGGGTGTTTGTTAATCCTCCTTACTCCAATGTCAAAGACTTTTTAATTAAAGCTCACAAAGAGCTAAGAAAAAAGTCAGAAGTAATTGTGTTTCTAGTTCCATCAAGGACTGATGTTAAATGGTTTCATGAATATGTATATCACAAAGCAGAGCTAAGATTTATTAAAGGAAGATTAAAGTTTGGAGGTAGTAAGAACGCTGCTCCATTTCCTAGTATGCTTTGTATATTTAAAAAAGGAGATATTAATGGCTACTAAAGCAGACAAACTTAAAATGCAAAAGATGGTTGAGTTTGGTTGTGTTGTGTGTAGGTGGTATTGTGAGGAGAATGACTTACCACCATGCAACATACATCACATCAGAGATCACACTGGTATGGGTATGAAAGATAAGGACATGATACCTTTATGTCATACACACCATCAAGGTAAGTTAGGCATACATCAGATAGGAAAGGAAACATGGGAGAAGCGTTACGGAACACAACGTGAGTTACATCAACGTTTAATGGAGGAGTTATGAGTATAGTTTTAGATGCTTGTTGTGCTGGAAAAATGATGTGGTTTGATAAAAATGATGACAGAGCAATCTTTGCTGATGTTAGACAGGGTAAATTAGATGTTAGTCATTGCACCACAAACCCAGGAAAAAAAGAAATTAACCCTGATGTTATACATGATTTTAGAAGTATGGATTTTAAAGACGATTCGTTTTGGCACGTTGTGTTTGACCCCCCTCATGTTAAAAATATTTCTTTAACTTCTGTAACTGGATTTAGTTATGGTTCTCTTAATAAAGAAACATGGCAAGATGATTTAACAAAAGGGTTTAAAGAGTGCTTTAGAGTGTTAAAACCAAATGGAACTTTAATATTTAAGTGGAATGAAATACAAATACCACTTAAAGATGTTTTATCTTTAACAAGTTACAAGCCATTGTATGGACACAGAAGTGGTAAAGCTGCAAAAACACATTGGGTTTCATTTATTAAATAGGAGGAATTATGCAAATAGATTTAGAGAATTACCAGTATCTTGAAGGTGGTGAGTTAAGAGAGAATGTGGGAGGAGCAACTGTTAATGCACTTAAAGAACAGGTAGGTGGCGACCATTATAGTAAGTTAGCTATCCAGCCTGTTGAATACATCAACGCTAATAAGTTAACCTACTTACAGGGTAATGTTATTAAGTATGTTACCAGGTACAAAGATAAGAATGGTTTGCAAGACTTACAAAAGGCAAAGCATTATATAGATATGTTAATAGAATTGGAGGACAAAAAATAATGGCTTACTTAGGATATAAACGGAAAGCATATATGAATCATATGAGAGAACAAGAAAGAATCAAAATGTGGAAAGCAGAGCAAGCAAGAAAACGCTTAAAGCTTAGGGGTTGGAAAAACCTATACAAGGCAACAATAGCTCATGTAGTAATTGCTATAATGCTTATAGCTTTGTATTCATTAGTGTTTGTAACAAGTGCTAAAGCAGATACAATTAAGGTAGGTGATGGCCCATTCGTGCTGGCAGTATCCTACTCTGATTCGTATAAGGATCTTCAGTATATTGCTAACTACCCAGATTGTGATACCGCTATGATTTATTTTCACGCCAAATGTAGTAAAGCAAAAATAGCAATGTGTCAAGCAGAGGATAGAATGTATATGCCAATTAATCATAACCCAGAGAATACATTTAGTTCTTTTGATTTTGAGGTAGATGATTCACAGTCCTGTGGTTTTGTTAAAACACAAGCGGGCTATTCAACATTTGTAGAGGATAATTAACATGGAAAGAAGAGATGAAGACTGGATAAACCCACCAGAACCTAAAATGGGTTACAATGGCTATTTTTTTGAACTAGAGGAGGAAGATGATGGGTAAAGGAAGCGGACGTAGACCAAAAAACATTAGTGATGAGGAACTAGAAAAAGCATGGAACTCTATCTTTGCTGGACATCCTAACGAGGGACAGTTTGATAAAGAGGATGACTATGGCAATGAGTTACCAAGCGATAAGCCAAAGCCTAAGACTAACGATCCTGACAGGTTTGTTGATGATATAGGAGATGCTTAATGGCTAAGGTAAGTCCTACCCAAAGGACTTTAAAGCGTATGAGAGATTCAGGGGACTACGTTCTAGTAAAGGTTGTTGAACGTTGGAATGCTCATGCTTTTAAAAGGCAAGACTTGTGGAACTTTGACATACTAGGCATATCAATAACAGGCGAGACTCATGCGGTGCAAGTCACTTCATACTCTAATGTTAATGCTCGTATTAAAAAGATTGAAGAGTCTGAATACACTCCACACCTACGAGATGCAGATTGGGTATTACTTGTAGAAGGTTGGAAGAAGGAGAAGAACGGAAGATATAAATCATATATATCTGACTTATCATAAACGAAAGGAGACTTAATGGACAACTATCAAAGATTCATTCATGTATCTAGGTACGCTAGGTATATGCCAGAACTAAAAAGAAGAGAGACATGGGAAGAAACTGTAACAAGACTAACAGACTTCATTAAGAAGCATCAACCTAAACTAGGTAAGGATATAGATAGAATACATAAGGCTGTATTAAACCTAGAAGTAATGCCAAGTATGAGGTTAATGATGTCAGCTGGTGAAGCCTGTGAACGTGATAACATTGCAGCATATAACTGTAGTTACTTAGCAATCAATAACAAGAGAGCTTTTTCAGAGGCTTTATATATATTAATGAATGGTACAGGAGTAGGCTTTAGTTGTGAGCGACAAGAGATTGACAAATTACCTTCCATACCAGAAAGTATTAATCCTTGTGATGATACTATTGTTGTTGGCGACAGCAAACTTGGGTGGGCGAAGGCGTTTAAAAAACTACTATCTAGTTTATGGGAGGGTGACATACCTACC